ACCTGCTGTGAAAGTTTGTTAGGTCCGCCGCCGTAAACAATAAGGAAACTTACCGACTTAGCAATCTGTCGTTCCTCTTTGGTGATGTCGTCAATCGCCTTTCCGTAAATAAGGGAGGCTGTATACTTGTGCAAGTCCTGCCCTTCAGTAAACGCCTTGATTAGGTTAGGGTCTTGGCAGCACTGCGCAAGCACACGTAGTTCTGCCGTAGCATAGTCCGCAGCGACAAAGGCTTTTCCGTCTTCAGCTACCATCAGTTTTCGGATGTTCACTGGGTCATCTGCACTTGGTCGTGGCAGGGTGTGGAACGAAACGCCTTTCTTGTATTCCTTGTTAACGTATTTATTTTTCTTATTTAATTCGCGTACCTTAACATTAGGAGTTGAACAAGAAAGGCGTCCCGTTACCACAGTTGAGAAGTTGTATTGGGAGTAAATCCTCGGCTCCTCATTCCAATCAACAGATTTGCGAACGCCAGTAACATAGGTTTTGTGTTGCTTGATTCTAGTTTTATATTTTAATAGCGTCTCAATAAACTCTTTAGCTTCGTTGTTAGTAGTCTTTGCTTTAAGTTTGTCTAGATGCTCTTCAGTGATGGAAGGTAGTTTATTTACCTTAGAAAATATCTCGGGCTGCAAATCAAAACCATCAGACGTAAATAGTACACCCGCCAAATCTAAAGTTGAGTTTGGATTAAACTCTTTAACGGGAGACAAATCATTTAGCTTAGTTGATAGAGTTTCTATCTCTTTAACGAGAATAGAATCTAGCTCATCCAAATAAGCCACATCTACCTTAATACCTCTGTTCTCCATCTCAGCCATGGTTAGGAGAATATCTTTTAGAATACCGTCGTACACCTTATCAACCTTCATCGATTTCATCTTAGGTCGCATTTCTCTATACGCACGTAAGGTAAACTCGCAGTCCATGGCATTACCAAAAGCCATCTCGTCTAAGGGCATGTTTGCCCAATCTGTTTCTTTTCCGTTGTTTACTGTAAGCATTTTAGTTCTCTTATTAAAGTAGATAAATCGATAATTATGTTAGCATATGTAGAGCAAGTTCCCCCATCTTTTTGTGTATGGTCTCTCACATTTAAGATGTGCTCTAGCGCAACCTTTAGTGTTTCAATACACTGGTTCACCGCTTCTGGGTGCAAGTCTTTCCTTAACCCCATTAGTAAGTCTCTAGCTCCGTGGGGAAAAATTCTTTAACCAAATCCATCAAGCCATGAGGTAAGTTCTCGTCAATCAAGGAATGCATCATCTGAGTATCCTCAATGTTGGCAAAATCAGAGATGCCCAGATTCATCAAAAACTTCAAATCAAACTTGCAGTTATGGAAAATCTTTGCCTGATTTTTATTAGCACATACCTCCTTAAGCCTAGAAATCATCTCATTCAATTCCGTGCCAACAAAGGGGGAATCCTTATGATGGACAGGAAGAATAAACGTAGCAGAGTCTGAGGCAATACCAATGGTCTGTACTTTATCCTTCTTATAATCAAGCCCTGTGGTTTCTATATCAACTGCAAGCTCGGTATCGTTCTTAATCAAATCGAACTGCTCATGAATACTATCAACGGTATCACATAGAACGAAATCAAGCTTAGAAAGCTTATTGTTTTCTAGTACAAACTTATCATAAGCATTGTTTACATCTTGAATAAACAAAGTTCTTAGTTTGGGCTCTAGGTACAAAGACATTGGGTGGAGAGTTGGAACCACAGCGATTGGCTCCTTGCCCTCTTGCACAAAAGGAAACTCTTTCCCTCTCTTGTTTGTAACCCCGGACTTCTTTATGACGGCTTTCATTGCCATATTGCCTAGAGGGATAATCAAGGTAGGGGAAATAGCATCTAAGTCTTCGTACAAGTACTCCCTGTGCTTGGTAAGCATGGCAGTATCCACATCTGATTCTCTAAAGCCATACGATTTAATCGCCGCAACAAACTGGTAGGAATTGTTGGGGAGCTTGGTCTGCTCTAAAAGATGTGAAAGAACACCGAACTCTTCGTCAGTGAACTCATATGTTACTCCATTTTCTCTATGAAAAGAATCATGAACAAAGACAATTTTAGCGTCTGTCACCTCTTCTCGGTGAAATTGTTCATCATTCATAAAAGAATTTAGTAAAGAATCAGAAATCATAACCTATTATAGACACATGGGAAGCTTAAAGAAAAATTATATTGATAATAAGCATTTTGAAAAAACTATAAGACTCTATCTTGAGGATAATGATACCTACGAAGAGGAAGTTGTTCGTTTATTCGACCTGCTTATTACCAATATATTATGTTTTTGTTTAGTCCTCAAAACATTAAAGAACTTTTCTCCTGAAAAAGGTTCAGCCTTTAATTATTTTACTACCGTCATCTTGAACAATCTAAAACTTCTCTATACAAAAAGAAAGAAGTATATTGATAAGGTACACGAGTACCGAAAGATTAGGGGTGATTTTGGGGTTCAGTCTCACACCGAAAGAACTGATACAGATTTGAATACTCCACCTGGACGCTAACCCTACCATTCTTTGTCGTCAGTAACGACGGCACTGAAGTGATGGAAAAGCTGGAGAAACATTCAGGAGTATCCCAACTGTTAATCAGATATAGGGTTTCGTCCCCTTCCTGCTGCGCCCACTTTTCAGCCATTTCCAGGATTTTAGCGCACCTCTTATCCCACAGAGAGTGGTACAAGACCAGGATATCTGTCTCGCTCTTAGACTTAAGAGCTTCGTTTACTTCACTATCCGTTGTTAGTTTCTTTAGCGTTCTCATCGGACTTCTCGTAT